TGTCTCAGCACCTATCCAACAGTCGGGGACTTCACCTTGCGCCGCTGCCGTTAAACCATTTCCAACCAGCGCAAGGGATGATTGCTGCCTATGTCATGCAACCTTCTTCAGCGTAAAATTGCGCCCAGGTTTCACAGCCATTGGCTCCGCGCTTGCGGAGCTTTTTTTCATCTCTTTGCCGATGAATGCGCGCACATCCTCAACAGTGCCGCGCTGATCCTTCACAAGGATCGTTGTGATCTTGCGGGTCTCACGCGAGTCAAACGCACGCAGCGAGCGCACAAACAAGTCCAGCGAGCGGGCAGAAACAATCTTTCCACCCAGCGCCTGCTTCATCAGGATGCGCGCCGCGTTGGGCATCGAATCAATGTCCGCTGTCACCAGCGAGTGATAGGCAAGCTTGATGAAGTCCTCATCGTGGCCGCGCTTCATCTGGATGATTGCGGCAGCGCGCACAGGCGCAGATGACCAGATGCGAGCATTGCCAGAGCAGTACGTCGTCAGGTCGGAATATTCCGGCTCCACCCAATCCATGAACGGTTTTACGTACTGGTTCGTAAGCCCCGCATTGCCGCCACTGTTGAAAATCTTTGCCACAAACCGCGCCACCGACACAAGCCCCGTAGAGGCCCCATACACATCGCTCATCGTGCGACGTACACCAAGGTCAATGGCGTCAAACGTTTCATCGTCCTGCCCCGTGGTCACCATGACCGGCACCTTGCAGCCCTCGGGCAGTTGCGAGATGAAGTGCAGCCGGTGCTGGCCGTCAAGCGACTTCCCCGACACGCCAAAAGCGATGCCCTGGTGCGTTACCTTCCACTCGCCACGGCTCCATGCCTCCATCAATCCATCCACCACAAACGGACGCAACGGGCGGTTGTCGGTGTTCCGCTCCAGCCAATTGCGCGCCATCTTTGGCGTCACTTGAACAAGTTCAGTTTTCACAGCTTCCTTTCAGGCGGTCGCCGCCGCCAATGCATCCATCAACTCGCCAATGAGCGCCCGCTCTTGGTCGGTGAAGGAATCTTTTTCGCGCACCGCCTTGATGGTCAGGCGCAGATAGGTCTCCAGCATCGACACGCCCCGTGCCTCCGCTGCCTTGAGTTCTTCGCGCAATGCTTCGGCCTTCGGGCCGGTCTTGCGCTTACCCTGCGGCTTGGCCTTTGCAGCCTCGCGCAACATGAACGCAGTGGTTACCTGTCCCGCCGTGTCTTTGGCGGTCGCCACAGCCGTTTCAAAGTGATCCTCAGTCATGCTGGCAAGCGACTGCCACCGCGATGACTGAACGGCGCTAACGCCAATGTCTGATAGGCGCTCGGCGCTATCATCATGTGACCGCCGAACGCTGCCATCCGGCGCACGCCCGTTGAACCGCGATCCAGTAGCCTTTGGCATCGCTGCCAACATCTCCCCGGCACGGCGCTCGGCGCGCACCTTGATCTCGGTGGCCCACTCAATCAGTTGCGTGTCTTTGGCTTGGCGGGCATACGCAGCCATCGCCTCTGCCTTGTCGCGGATGTCTTTGACTTCATCCACCCGCTTGCACTCAGCAAGTGCAATGCGGGCTTGCTCGTAGCGGACTAGTTGAGTCACTGAATAACCCTTTCTTCCGTGGTCATTCCGCGCCCTTCCTCGTGGACTCCGGCAGCAACGTGTTGCCCCGCAGCATGGAAGCGACGACAGTCATCTCTGCCAGATAGGCCTTCACATGCTCAGTCGGCACATGCACCACGTACTCGTTCCGGTCTTGCCCTTTGGCAAGGGCGATGGCGTCGAGCGCACGCACCAAGTCAGCGGGCGCGAGGCCGCGCAACTCTTTGTGTTCAGCGATGGGGGTGGACATCTACGCAGCCTCCCGCGACGGCGTGATGGCGTGCAGCGCAAGAAGCGCCTTGCCAAGCTCGTATCGGGGCTGCGCCTGCTGTCCGTTGAGCAGTGCGCTCACCGTCGATTGGGAGCAGCCGCACGCCTTGGCAATCTGGGGCTGAGAGAGTCCGCGTGCCACCAGGTCCGCGATGATTTGTTTCCAGTCCATGCCGCGAGAATATCGGCGTCCCGATTTCTTGTCAAGCGGGATACCGATTTTGCGTGCGGGTAGCGTGTGAGCCATGCCAAACCGCCCTAGAACAGACTTCGGCAAGCGGCTGCGAGACGCCCGCAAAGCGGCCCAGTTGAGCCAGGTGCAGCTAGGGCAATTGGCGGGCCTGTCTCAGTCCAACGTGGCCGAGCTAGAGTCCGTGGGCCAAGGAAGCGCCGCCGTCACCCGGCTAGCCGCTGCGCTCAAGGTAGATGCCCATTGGCTAGCCACGGGGGAAGGACAGAAGGAGCCGCTGATGTGCCCTTTGTCGCCTGACTTGGCATCGGCGATTGCTCGATTGCCGGCTGATCACCTGCGCCGCCTGGAAGCGCAACTCCGAGTGCAACTTGACGTCGAGGCGCCAGAAGGTGAGCGGGGAAACGCCCGCCTGAACGGAACAACCGGCTGAGAACGCCGGTTCTGTACGTCATCCATCGCCGCTCGCAAGGCGGGTAAAAGTGTGTCTAAGGGTAAACACCTAGAAAAAAAGTGGCCCATACTATCGGTAAACCGTTGACATTGATATCGGCCGCCCGATAATGCTCTACATGCGCTGCACGGTGCGGCGCCAGGAGAGAGCAGATGAACCTGAGGAAAGAAGCGCGCAAAGCCAACCTCGCCAAGTGGCGCGCACAAAGCCCCGCCGTCATCCAGCGTCCGCTGCGTTTCGTGCGTGAGCGCACCGCGATGAAGGACGACAAAGGCAACATCATCGACTACCTGCCCATCGGCATGGCTGCGATCCATGCTGCGCGGCGCGGAGACGGGTGCACGGTCAACATCATCGCCCGCGAACTGCTGGGGGACGCATGAACGCCAACCCTGAAGTAGACGCCGACCGCCACACCACGGCGCAGGCGTCGTACACCGACTCGTTCAACAGCGCATTGCGCCAAGCAGAAGCCGACATCCGCGAGGGCTTTGCCGACTACTTCGGCGGCAACAGCCGCGCCACGGTGCCGTTCGTCACGTACAGCAGCACACGCGGTGCCATCGTCGCTGAGATGCCCGCCGAGCAGGCGTCCCGCGATGCGCTCGACAGCCACGAAGGCGAGGCCGCGCTCAAGGCGCTGCTGCAGGGCGCGATGAGCGTCGAGCAGTTCCGCGAGGTGCTGGTGCAGCGACACATCCACCTGTGGGCCGACGACATCGCGCAGGAGCGTGCTGGTGACTACGACGGCTGGAGCGACGAATGAGCAAGCACACACCGGGGCCGTGGATTGCCGAGGAAATTGGCATGTCCAGCGCGGGCGATAACGCAGTGCCCATATATGACGTTATCGCTGGCATGCGTAACCGCGTTTGCGAGTACGCCAGCGAAGCAGACGCCCGCCTGATTGCAGCCGCGCCGGAACTGCTCGCGATTGTCAGCAAGTTGGCACTGCTGCGCGAAGGATTGGACAACGGCAATTCAAGCGCCGAGGACGCTGCAGCGCGTCTTGCTGCTGCGGCTGCTTCCGTGGTTGCCAAGGCCACTGGAGGTGCCGCATGAACGCTTTCGAGTGGGCCGCTATTGGCCTGATTTGCTTCATCGGCGGCTTGGGCTTTGCGCTCACGCTGCTGTCCATCAACCAGCGCAGCGAAGCAGAGGACGCTGAAGAACGCCGCGCAGTGAGCAAGCGGGGCGACGAGTGGTCGCAGGAACAGATGCGCGAACGGGGGTGGATGTGATGAACGACAAGACTGGCGGGCCTGCGTTCCCGCATGAATTTGGTGACTGCTCCAAGGGCATGAGCCTGCGCGACTATTTCGCGGCGAAGGCGATGGCGGCACTTATCAACCCCAAGGGTGAGGACTTTGACCGCATTGCCGAGGTGCCCGAGTATGCCTATCAGATTGCCGACGCCATGCTGGAGGCGCGCAAGTGAGCCGCGTCCAACTACTGCGCCGCGCGATCCGCAACTGGAGCAGCCCGATGGTGCCGCGCCACATTAACCGCGCCAATCAGCGCAAGTGGATTGCAGCGGTTCAGGAACTCGGCTCGAAATGGTTGCTTGCGCAGCCGGTGGAGCGGCGGCAATGAGGCCCCCGCTGTGGGTGTGGGCCACCGTCTACGGCACCGCGATGGTGGTGCTGACGGCGATTTTGATGGGGGCGCTGTGAGCCAGGCGCAATACGAGCAACAAGGTGCCGCAGAACAGTGGCACCACGAAAACGGCTGTGACTTCGTGCCGTCAAACGAGTCGAACTTCTGGAGAAAGACCATGGCATTCATCGCCACCAAACCGCAATCGAACTACACCCCTCCCCCCGCTGGCATGCATCCCGCACGGTGCTATCGGTTGATTGACCTGGGCACGCAGCCCAAGTCTTACCAAGGCAAGCCCACCGGCGAAGCCCGCAAGGTGATGGCATCGTGGGAACTGCTGGGCGAGGATCGCATGGACGATGGCAAGCCGTTCACCATCAGCAAATCGTGGTTCATGAGCCTGCATGAAAAAGCCGCGTTGCGCAAGGATTTGGAATCGTGGCGCGGGCGTCCGTTTACCGTCGAGGAAGAAGCCTCGTTCGATGTGTCCAAGCTGCTCGGCGCGTACTGCCTGCTGAACGTGGTTCAGGAGGCCGGCCAGGACGGCCCCGTGTACACCAAGATCAGCGCCATCACGCCGATGCTCAAGGGCATGCCGAAGCCTGAGCCGGTGAACGCAACCGCCATCTTTGATGCCGACAACCCGGACATGGAGATGTTTGAGAAATTCAGCGACAAGATGAAGGAGACGATTCGCGGATGCCGCGAATGGCGGGCGCGTGCTGCTGGTGGTCGGGTTGCCACGACTGCCGTGAACCCCGGCACCAAGGGCAGCGGCTTTGACGACATGGACGACGACATTCCGTTCTGACCATGCTTCCAGACCTGTCCGATACCGAGCGGATGGCGCAAATTGGGCGTGTCACGGTATTGCGCAAGCAACGCCGCGACATTGCCCAAAAGCTGCGGGACAAGGTGGTCGTGCTGCTCAACAACATGGAAGCACCGGACATGGTGTGCGACGTGTCTGGCATCACCGACATGGTAGCCGCCATCCAAGAGATCAACGACGCACTGGCGCGGTTGAAGTGATGCGCCGCACCTACATCATGCCCGGTGGCCGCGAACGTGCCCTGGAAGCCGTCAGAACCGCGCCAGACGGCTTTGCGGTGACGGTGGCAGAGCCTACGCGCAACCTTGAGCAGAACGCCAAGTTCCACGCCCTGTGCAGCGACTTGGCGAAGTCTCGCCGCGAGTGGATGGGCAAGCCCCGCACGGCAGACGAATGGAAGGTACTGTTAGTCAGCGGCCATGCTGTGGCGACCAAGCAAGGTGCAGAGATGGTGCCGGGGCTGGAAGGCGAGTTTGTGAACCTGCGCGAAAGCACGGCAAGCATGAGCAAGTCGCGCATCTCGTCGCTGATTGACTACGCGCAGGCGTTTGTGGAGCGAGCATGCTGAACAAACTGACGCAGCGTGAGCGCCTGCACCTGGCGCGCATCAAGAGCCTGCCCTGCAGCGTTTGCGATGCGCCTGGGCCGAGCGAGGCGCACCATGTCCGGCAGGGGCTTCAGCACACAGCCGTGGCGCTGTGCCCCGAGTGCCACCGTAGCCCGGTGCTGGGGTGGCACGGGCAGAAGCGGGGCTGGGTGGTGCGCAAGATGGACGAACTAGACGCGCTGGACATCACCATTGCGCGACTCATGGAGGAAGCGAGATGAGCGACAAAGACGAGGCCACGCGGCTGGCCGATGCGCCCCAGCGCATCTGGCTGCAAGTGTGCGACGACGCTGATTGCGTCGAACCGTTCGGCGCGCACGATGGCGTGACATGGTGCCAAGACAAAATCCACGACACCGACATCGAGTACGTTCGGGCCGAGCGCATTGCTCAGATGCATTCTGCGTATGCGAACAGCCAACAGCAATTTGTTGAAGCTGCCGAGCGCATCGCCGCGCTGGAGGCGGCGCTGGAGCAGGCGCGGGTGGCGCTGGAGCAGGCGCGGGTGGCGCTGGAGGTATGCAAGGGCTGGGTGGACATATACGGCCAGCCAGAGTCGCAGCAACAGATGAACGCCGAACTGCGCGCCATCGAGGAGACCCAGCGATGACCGCCCCGTGGATGCCGCCGCTGCCGGAGCCGGACGGCTACATGCGCCACACACCCGTGTGGGCCGAGGATTCGATGCGCCAAGCCCAGGCCGACGCCGCACGCGCTGCGCTGGAGCAGGCTGCTCGACGCATCAGGCACGAACTCACCAGCGTGAGCGCATCACAGGATGTCAAGGCGCTGGCCGAGTGGTACGCAACGTCGCTGGAACAGATGGCAAAGGAGATCACACCATGAAACTGCAAGACCTACCCCAACTCAACGCCCCGCTCGACGGCGGCATCTTCGCCGGACTCACGACCCTCAAGGACGGCACGCACTGCGCCGTGGTGCTGCTGCCAGCACGCGGCGAGGACCTCACCTGGCCACAGGCCACCGAATGGGCCAAGGAACAGGGCGGCGAGCTGCCCACGCGCCCGGTTGCCGCGCTGATCTTCGCAAACATCCAGGACCGGCCAAAGGAGGGATGGCGCTGGACCAATGATGAGTTCAACGCCTCCTACGCCTGGTGCTGCTACTTCAGCGACGGCTACCAGCAGGGCAGCCACAAGAGCTACGAGGGCTCGGCTGTTGCCGTCCGCTACGTGAGGATCACATCATGACCGACCACGAACTGCTGGAGGCCGCTGCGAAGGCGGCGGGCATTCTTGTCTCCTGGGACGCTTATGCGGGCGACGGCGAGGAAGACGTGTTGGTGACGGGCGATGGGTACGTCTGGAACCCCCTCACCGACGACGGCGATGCGCTGCGGCTGGCGGTGAAGTTGGGCATCGCAGATTTGGGCAACTTCTACGACGACGATGGCTCCGACCCCTACGCCGCCACCCGCCTAGCCATCACCCGCGCCGCCGCTGAGATTGGGAGGGCAATGCCATGACCGACCCGACCGACGCAGAACGCTGCTTTGAGCAAGGGTGCAACGGCTGCGACGACTGCATTGACGACGAGCCGGAGTGCGAGCGATGCCACGGCGACGGAATGGACCCGGCGTGCGACTACTTGCTGCCGTGCCCGCTGTGCCAAGGGGAGCAGAGAGCATGACCGACCACGCTGACCTGAAGTGCAACAAGTGCGGCGCGCCGATTACGACCGGCCTGATCGCCGCGATCTGCCCACACAGGGAGCAGTGCGAGTACTGGCCGGATGACTTGGAGAGTCAACAGTTCCTCGACTCGCTCGGGTGGCGAGTCGGCGGCACTTTCACCAAGGCTGTGATTGGGGGTGCGCGATGAAATGGCACAAAGGACCGCCGCCGTTGGGCGATCAGGTTGTGCGATAGGGTTAGCCGGCACCCTACAAATGCCGGTATGCAAGGAGCTTGAAATGACCAAGGCAATTCGGATCGAGAACGCGGACACAAGCAACCACAAGGTGCGCGTGTACCGCGAAAACAAGAACGAGGCGGGCGAGTGGGTTCGCAGCGATGCCGTTCCACCGGCGACCCTAGATATGCCAACGCAGATGCTGTGCGAATACGTGCACAGCGGCCAGCGGCTTGTGGTCGAAGAGGTCTAGCCATGCTTCACCCGACGCACTACTGGCCCGCAGGCGCTAGGGTGCCGAGGGTGGAGCCTGGGAGGGGTGAGTGATGGAATGGCAACCGATTGAGACAGCGCCGCAAGATGGGACGCCGATCCTGGCGTATTTCAAGAGCGCTATCCAGCACGTTCCGGGCATCATCAGCGTAGCCAAGAAAAAGGAACACTATTGGGTGCTGGAGTGCTACGCAGAGCATCAATGCTCGGTGCCCACCCACTGGATGCCACTCCCGCCACCACCTCTAGGAGCAGAGCAATGACACTACAGGAACGGCTGCGCGGGTGCGGGCATTTTCGCCTCAGCCATCCACATTTTTCCGGCGTGTCGGATACATGCGACGAAGCCGCCGACCGCATAGACGCGCTGGAGCGTGAGAATGCCGCGCTGCGCAAGGATGCGGAGCGCATCAAGACGCAGGTGATTTTGCCGCAGCAGCAGGCGCTGTACGAACTCAAGGCCATCGCAAATCGATATCGTTATTTGCGCAAAGCTTTGACTTGGTATGGCGATGGAAACGGTGAAGTCCGATGGACAATTCTGATTCCCATGCCTGAGCCAGACATATCCGCTGCCGGGCTTACCAGCGACAGCGTGGCACAGGCATTGGACGCCGCCATAGACGCTGCAATGGCGCAGCGGTAGCGCAAGCATCTCCTAGGGTGGATGTATTCGGTATCCACTCTCTCCGGGCTGTCTGCCTCAGCAGCCCCAAGTGCGCATGACGGGCCATTCGCTTTATCTGCCGGCCTAGTTCCACCTGAGCTACCGGCAGCGTCACCAGTCCCTGTGCCAAGGCTGGTCGGACAACGCGGGGTGTGGCGCGTGAACGGTGTTTCTCGGGTGCGGCCCATGCAGGCCCATTAGCTACGCCGATACGCGCCCTGACGCTGGAAAGCAAAGGCCCTAACGAGTTGCTCTCCGTGTGACGGCACGTCCGGGGATGCCCCCAGCAAAAGCCCCTCGTTAGGGCATCTGGATTGTGTCTTGTGCCGTCACACTCGACAACTGCATTTGCCTACAGCACTGTACAAAATACAAGTGCTTTTTGCGGGTTTTTACTGATGCGGCTGCGCTGGATGGCATCTATTCGCGCGCGATGGGTGTCCCCCAAGACGGGGGATACCTTGGGGGATAGTCCATTCAGACTACTTCACGGCGTCGCGGGCTTTCTCGTACTGGGCTTGGCACTGTCGCAGGGCGAGGCGCACTCGGTCGGCGTCTGCAGCGAGCCTGACAAGAAACTCTCCATCCGAGCGGTAAAGCTCTGCTCCGGTACATCCACCGGGTCGAGCGCCGGAAGCTGCACCCGCTGGGGCATCGGCTGGGCGGTCGGGGCGGTTGCGCAGCCTGCTAGCAAGCTCACTGACGCGCACATTGAGATCGCGTATTTCCGCATCTTTCGTCCTCCGCAACTTGTCTGCCGCTTCCTGTAGTTCGCGCTCCTTCTGCTGCGCCGCTTCCTTTGCTGCCGCTAGTGCCGCTGCACGCTGCGCCTTGTCGGCGTTCCACTCAGCCTGCACTTCTGCCCGGCCCGCCTTCACGCCGTCAAAGCGAATCTTCCAGATGCCGCCCGCGATGAACGTGATGAGCGCCAGGACTGCGACGATGCGGGCTAGCAGGCTGAAGGGCATGGTTATGCGGATTTATTGGCGGTTTATCGTGGATGGATAAACTCAGCGCGGCCCCTGCAAAGCCTTCACCAGCGCGTTCACGGGCGAGCCGTTGCGCTCAAGGATGGTTAGCGCGGATTCCTCGCCGGGGAAGATGACGTAGTTGCTAGTGCCAGCGCCTGCGCCGCGTGAGCCGCCGTCTAGGTAGCGGATGCCGGGGATGCCCATCTGCCGCAGGCGTTCCGACTGCTGCGCCGGGTCGTTGATATCGCGCACAAATTCGGCGCCCGTTTTGTTTCGGCCCATTGCATCGCCATACGGGCGCGCGTAGTAGCCCTGAGAGCGCAATTCGTTTAGCTTCTTGCGAGCTTCAAAGGCATTGTCGAAAACAAAACGGTCGTTCAGGTAGCCTTGGGGGCCGTCACCCATTGCCTGCACGTCCCAACTTTTGCCGCTGATGCCTTGCTTACGGAGCGCCTGCCGCACCTCCGGCGACTGCTGACTAAGCGGCTTGTCCCAATCCAGCATGCGGGAGATGAGTGGGTCGGGGAGGTCTACTTTGTAGAGGTTGCCTTGGTTCTTCAGTTGCTTGAAATCTGCTTTTGACGTTGCCGCATTCAGCGTCTCCAGGGTTTTTTTCCAGCCCTCAGCCTCACGCGCCATTTCCGGGCGAGCCGATGCAATCCACTCGGAAACCGTCTTGCGCGCCTGCTGCAATCCCATGTTGTCCAACAGTGTGGCCGCGTGATACTCAGGCGTCCCGGGCGTCAATTCAGCGCCACGGAAAGCCCTGATCGGCGCCGTCATTGCTGTCGGGTTCAAGTCTTTGTAGGTCTTGGCAACATCCTGCGCATCAGCCAAGTACAGCCCATGCCCATACGCCTGCGCACCCTCGCCCGTGCCTATCTTGCTGCTGTCGAACCTGTCGAACTTGTGCGGGGAGCCGTGCCACACAGTAGCCGCTTGCATCATCCCAGCGCCCATCTCGGTGCCCTTTTGGGCGAGCAGCGCCCGCGCCAATGCCTTCTGCTCAGGCGGCACCAGCACGCTGTTGAAACCGGGGGTGTAGCCTGCCACACGCGCCAAGTCCTCCTGCTGCCGCATGTCATCATCAAGCCGCGCAACGCCCAGCCCCACCGTGCCCAGCGGGTCAGCCAGCAAGCCCTTTAGCTTGCGCTGCATGGTGTTGCCGTAGCTGTAGACGGCGGGCAGCACGCCCTCAAGTAGTCCGGCCATGCGTTACCTCATGCCAAAGCAGACATTGCCATCTCGAGACGCGCCACGCGATCCGCGTAGCCATTCAGCCCGCCATTGATGCGCCGCGTCACCTTTTCAAAGTCGCCAGCATCGGCCAACTCGTTCAGCCCACGCGACTCCCAAAACCACGCCGCCGAACGGGACGCCAGTTCCGGCTCGCCCAACTTCTCCGGCTCGTTCACCAGGTCAACCCCGAGCGCAGCGCCGCATTCCTCGTAGTTCGCCCGCCCGGTAATCTGGATGAGGCCCCGCCCACGGTAGCGGTAGCCGTCGCCGGGTTGCGTGTTCCCCAAGTCCTTGCGCCCCTCGTAGCGGGCTTGTGCAGCAGTCGGCCCCCACAGTTCCACAAGCCAATGCAGGCCACCGGACTCATGCCCAATCTGAGCCAGAAACGCCGCCTGCCGCTCGCGGGTGCTGATGTCGAACTCAGCCATAGCCGCCTCAAGGTACGGCAGGAATGTGGTCGCCCGGTCGATGCGTGCGCCCGTGGCGTTAGCCAAGTCCTGCGGCGTCATTGCTTGTCCTCCGATGGGTTCTGGATGACGAACTTTCCGACAAGCCCGTAGGCGTTCAGCGCACCGATTACCCACGCGACTGCTTCGCTAGGCAGATGCCCCTTGAGGTCGCCAGGAAGCGCCACCCAAGCCGCCGCAGCCGCAGTGCCTAGGGCTAGGGCTTTGGTGCTGTAGTCGCCCAGCCGCGAGCGCCAATCCTTGACGATGCGCCGCTTTGCCCGCAGGACAATGCGTTGGGTGATGTTGGGGTCGAAGCTCATCGCGGGCCTTTCAGTGCTTCGGCTAGCCGGTTGCGTGCATCCTCGTCGGCTAGGTAGGTGAACGGCAACGCACCCGCTAGCAGGTTGTTCTCGTTGATGCGGGCGGGGTCAAAGGCGGCGAAGCGGGAGCGGATGTTTGCGGGATTAATTGACGCATACGCCAAATCTTCGCCAGGATTAGAACCAACCAACTTCCCGTCAACTGGCCGGAAAAATTGCCCGTGCGTATATTCAACCGTGTCGTAACCATCTTTTCGCAGCATGTCCGTCACTTTTGGCATGTCGCCATAGCCATATTGACGGGCATACGCATTGAACAGTTCTTTGTCTGCGACTTTGCCTTTCTTGATGTTCATCATCATTACTTGAGCGTTGTTGTCACTTTGACGCGCAAACATGTTTGCCAATTCAGGCTCCGCAGCAGAATGAACACCAGCGCCATATGCTTGCCGAACTGATTTAGACATGTCCGGCACTTGCCAGTCATAGGGCGTTGCATGAAACGTCTGCGTGTCAAACCCCATAGCCTGCGCCCGCTGCGCTGGCGTGTTGTTCGCAGGAAGCCCAAGCCCGCCCTCGCTCACAGGCTTGGCAGCGTTGCGCTGCGCAATGTCCAGCGCTTCCTGCTGCGGGTACTTGAAACCGCCCACAGCACCGCGCTGCTTCGGGTCATACCGATACGCCGCGCCCGTGTTCTCAAAGTGATCCGCTAGCCGATTCGCCCCCGCCGTCAGCGCATCGTCAGCGCCCAGCAGTCCGCGAGCAATCTGCGGCGCTTTGGCAGCAACCGCTATCGGTGCGCTCAGTCCAGCAGCCTCGCCCAGCAGCCCCGCCAACTTGTTCTGCGGGTCGGCCAATAGCCCCTTCTGGCGCATCCACTCGCTTCCAAGAATGGGGTTGCTAGGCACCGGCACGCCTGCCTTACGCAGCGCCCATGCAATGGCATCAACAGGCCCGGTGACGTTCGACGCAGCGGCGTTGCTAGCGCCTTGCAGCGCGGAGACAAGCGCATTGGTGATGTCGCTCATACGCTATCCCTCTTGAGGCACATCTGCGCCGTCTCCAGCAACCGGCGCAGCACGTCAATCGTGATGACAGCGCACCCGCCCTCGTTTGCACAGCGCCGCATCTCATCCGCGCTCAGTTTGATGGTGTTGCCGTCCACCTCCACCGCAGGGGCCGGAGTGACACACAGAGACATCGCCGCGAGGATGAGAGTGCGCATCACCGTCCCCTTTGCATCAGCAGCAGCCGGTCTAGCTTGTCGTCTATCTTGGACAGGTGCGCGTTCACCGTGGAAAACGCCTCTGCCGTCACCTTGTCCTGGCGGTCGTCGCGCTCCCGCTGCTGCTGCGCTACCTGCTCCAGCAGGGACACCCGTTTCTCCACAGTCGTGACGTACATGCCCGCCGCAATTGCCATGGAGATGGTGGTGAGCAAGTGCCCTAGCTGGAACTCGCGCTTGATGTGCCACTTCTCGGGCTCACGCTGGCGCCGGTCGGGGCCGGTGTAGGGTTTCTCAGCCATGGCATCACTCGTACAGGATGTTGATAGTCCCCGCGCTGAACGAGTCCGCGCCGCCAACAGTAGTCAGCCGCACGTAGTCCAGCGTGCCCGCCAAAGACTTGCTGCCGCCGCCCATGCCGCAGATTGCGCTATTGCTCCAGCCGACAGAGTGAGACGACACCCATGTGTTTGTCGCGGCGTTTTGAAGCGTCAGCGTCATCGTGCCGTGGATGACGTTGCCCGATGCGCTGCTCAACAGTCCAAAACCCGTGGTGTAGTTGGACGTAGCCGATGAACCGGCGTTCTGAATCACGCCAGCCGTCCCAAGGTAGCCAGAGGTGGACGCCGCTCCACCAGTGCCAATCTGAATGAGCGGGGACGATGTGCCGCCCGTGGTGACGCCGATGAGTTGGATGGTGATTTTCTTCACCCAACTTGGGATGCTTGAGAAAGCGTGCGCCGTGCTGTTCGTCGTCGTAGAAGTGCCGTTCACCAGCAACCCGCCGCGAATCGCAGACACTGGAGGCACTTTGTTGGCGTCCGTGCCTGTCTGCATGTCGCTGCTGCTGGCGGTGTTCACGTTGAGCGAACCCGCCGACAGGGACAGCGATGCGCCCGCCGTCAGTTGCTCAATCCCTCCCGTTCCAGCCGTGGTGCGCCCCAGCAGGCGCGAGGTGGTCATGGTCGCCAGCGAGTTGGACACCGTGGTGCTGGCCCGCTGATAGGCGTACACGTTCCACCCGTTCGCCGCTGCGTTGGGGATCGCCACGCAGGTATCGCCCGCTGCCGTGGTGATGTCAGCCGCTCCAGGCAGGTTCAGCGTGGTGGCGTTGTGCGTCAGCGTCAGAGCGCCCTGAAAGCGAATCCACCGGGGGCCGCTGTAGGTCGCGCCGAACGAGGAAATCCCCGTCGTGCCACTGATCTCAATGAACGTCGAGTTCTGCCCGCCGATGGTGACGGTCGCCGCGCTCGCCAGCGTAGCGACGGTGCCCTGCGAGAACAACTGCTCCCAGCGCAGGCTGTCGCCCGTGGTGGAGCCAGCGCCCAGGCCGGTGAGCTTGAAGCCCGCCATCGGCAGATTGCCCGTGATGGTGGTCTGCCCGTCGCTGGAGATGGACTGCGTCAGCGCAGAGGCAATGTCAGCCAGCAGCGCGTCCCAATCGGCTTTGGTGGCCGATGCGCCTGACGTAGTGGGATACCAGCTCGATGCTGGCGGGGTGTACACACCGGATGAGCGGGCCATTGATGCTCCAGAAGTGAAAAAGCCCGCTCAAGGCGGGCAGGTTGCGTTTTTGCGGGGCGTGCCTAGAATGGGGCGATGACGCCGGAACAGCAATCGTTCTTTTGGGCCATTCTGTTGAAGCCCTTTGCGTTCTTGGCGTTCGCCGCGTTCTTCTTGGGCATCAGGTTTGCCGTCATTAAGTACATGCCCGAAGGCAAGCTCAAGCGGCTATTCCTGATTCGCGTTAACCAACGCTGGCACCGCCGCTCCACCAGCAGCACCAGCACGCCGAAGTCCCTGAATTAGCGCCTGTGCCTGCGGAGACAATCGGCCAGCCTGCATCAGCGCAGCGGCCTTTTGCGGATCTAGCATGGCCTCGGCCAACTCGGTAGCCATCTTCTGATTGGCGTCCTTGTAGGCAATTTGCCCCGCCCGCTGGGCGACGTTGCCGACAATCCCCGCTGGTCCAAAGTTGCGCAGGAATTGCGGCACACCGGCCTGATCCAGCAGGTTGCTATACGCCATCTTCTGCACCGTGTCGGAACCCACTCCGCGCCCGGCAGTCTGAGCAAAGTTTGCCCGCTGCAGGTCTTTCAAGATTGCGTCCACCAAAGCCTGCTGCCGCTGGTCCAAAACCTGCGACAGGTTCTTGCCGACAACCGATTGCGCCACTTTGTCAGTAGCTGCGTTGGCATAGGCCGATGGCGTCAGGTTGCCGGTTACCTTGTTGGTCGCACGGTTGGCAATCTCAGTAAGCAAATCGGCTTGATTCACCGGACGAGACATTTGCGCGTAGGCCTGACGCGCTGCGCCGTACTCGGGGATTTGCTGCTCCAACTCTTTCAGAAACGCCCCAAGCGTGTCCCGCGTTGCCCGCAATTCATTGCCGACGACACCTGTAGCAGGCGCACCGCTAGCGATATCATCCATCGCCATCTTGATGTAGTGCGCCGTCTTGCCTGACAGGTTGGCCAAATCCAGCGTTTCGCCCTTCTCTAGCGCGAGCTTCTCCGCACGCTGAACCGCCGCTTGCATGGATGGCCGTTGCATCAGCGCGGCAAGTTGCCCGGTCATGTTCACAGCTTGCGGGTTGGCAGCGCCATACAAGGCGTTTGCCGTGGCATCCCGAGCCGCCACCGCCGCAGCCTTGTCCGGGGTGATGCCCTGTAGTGCTGCAATACGGGCTTGATTCTGCTGCGCAAGCCGCGCCGCCATTTGGTTAGCCACCACAGGGTCAACAGCCGTTGCGGTCCTCTCCAAGGCTGCAATGCTCGGCACGCCAGCCGCTTGGCCCACTGTCGGCAAAGAGCCTTGCACGATTGGCTGCGCGTTTTGCAGATTGGCGATGACTTGCGGCGCTTGATCGCCTGCAGCAGCATTCAGCACTCGCCCTGCAATTTGTTTACGCCCGGATTCGTAGAACGGCTCCAGCAACGATTTGCCGGTCTTGTAGGCCGTGATCGCAGTTGGCACAGCCGCACCCGCCACGCCGCCGATGCCGACGTTCTTAAGCGTTTCCTCGGTGCTGGTGGACGGCTGCAGCAGCCCCATGCCCGCACCCAGCGCGGCAGAGCCTGCAATCGTGTTCACGCCAGGAATGGCGGCAGTCGGGGCGGCGATGGCAACATTGCCCAACAGGTTGCCGGTCATGCCCGCGCCCGTGTTCATCAGCGCAGCGTCACGCTTGCGAGACTCGGCCACATCGTCGCGGCTCACCAGCGGCGTGAACTGCCCGATGCCTCGCGCAACGTCATATACCGCCTTGCCGAATCCAGCCCGCACCCTGTCCAGCGTGGACATGCCATTGGTCGGGTCGTAATCAATGCGGTCTTGCGCACTCAGCCCCGGCTTCTCTTTGGGCTGCGCCTGCTGGCCGCTGATGACGGCACCCAACTGCTCCGCAGTGGCACCGGCAGGCCCCTCGATCTGGTAGGTCTTGCCGTCAGGCGCTTGAACGGTATAGATGGGCATTTTCAACCACCTGTTACGCCAATGATCTTGAAGCCTGCGGGCGCTTGCGCGGGCGCTGCTGGTGCGGACGGCAGTTTGACGCGCAAGTCAAACGGCAGTTTCAAACCGCCTTCAACCGCTTGATCAACAGATCGGTTATGTGAATCCACGGTGCGCCGCGCCATCGTTTCACGCCAATCAAGAATGCGTTGCATGGCCTTGGCATCTTTGCCAATGCTGCCCACGATTTCATTGATGCGCTCGGCGTCAGCGTTGGAGGGATTCGCCCCCAGCGCCTTGGCCTGTTGCAGCAATCCAGCACCGAGAACCGATTTCAGGTAGTCGGTGTTTGCGGCCTTTTCGGGGTCAAGCTGAATCCCAAACGCTCCCGCAAACTTCACCGCAGCCAGCTTGGCATTTGCCCCCGTCCCCTGATATGCGCCGCCTGCAATGGCTTTGCGAGCCTCTGAGATGTTGATGAGGTCATCAGACGCAGCGCGTGCTTTATCGCGTGCTTCAAGCAACGCATCTGCCGACTTGGTAGCAACGGAATTGCCAAACTGCCGCGCCGCGTCATCCTGCAACGGAATGCCGGGGGTTTTGAGTCCAGACGGGCTGGGCACACTGCTCGCGTTAGCGGGCAGTCGAGCAATTTCCCGTTGGAGAGCGGCAACAGACTCCATGTCCCCGGAGGCTTGGGCTTTGACAAGTTCTTGTCTGAGGATCGCCAGCGCATCTGCGTTTTGTCCAGGCGTTGAAGCCGCCGGTTTCCCTGCTGGGGCAGGCACCACATTCGGCGTGGGCAACCCATTGGGCTGCGAAATGCCGCCAGACATCTGCGCCGCTTGAGCGCGGGTAACCATCTTTTTGCCTTCCGGCGTGTCAATGGTCACCATGTCAAACTGAGCCGGGCCGCTCGCTTGCGCGGTGGACATCGCAGCGGTCGTTTCCGCAGCACCTGGCACCTGTTGCGCGACGGGGCCGCTTGCCCCATACACAATCTGCATGCCTTTGTCGGGCGCGTTGAAAATCGGCTGCTTGGTCACCGCGTCATACACGGTGCCGCCAGGGCGCACGTTCATGGGTTCAATGAACCCCTTCTTGAACTGCTCGGCGTTGTAGTTCGCCTGTTGCTGCGGAATTCCGATGCCAAGCTCACGCGCACGCGATGCGTCAGCGGTCGGCGCGAGTTGGTTCGCCAGAATCTTCATGTACTCAGGAATGCCCACCGCCAGCGCCGTGGTGGCGCTTTCCTGCGGCGATCGTCCCGGCAGAGTCTTGTACATAGGCTCTGGCGTGCTGGGCTGTCCCGTAGCCTGCGGGCCATCGAACTGCGGCGCACCCGTGGGCTGCGCACCAATGCCGAATGCCTTGTACATCTGCTCGCTTTGCTGGCGTGCCAACTCAGCCTGTTGTGCAGGCAGGTCGTCCAGCATCTTGCGCCCCATGTACATCTTCAGCGCACCCGCCAGCCCCTGCGTCCAGCTTGGGGCGACGTAGTGGTTACCCACCATGCCGCCCTGCGGCTGCTGCATGCCCTGCTCCATCAGAGCCTTGGCATAAGCCGCCGCCTGCTGCTGCTGCAGTTGCTTCGCGATGACATCGGGGCCGAGAACCGCCGCCGTCAGCGCATCAGTCTGTGCCGGTTGAGTCGCCATCAGAGTGCTCCGTAATCCACCATCAGGTAGCCGCTCGGGTGAACAGACACCGCAGCGGGGTTGATGCGGGCCACCTCTTGCGCCATCACGCCAACCTCAACGCGGCCGAACTTCTCGTAGATGTACCAATCGTGCCCGCGCCACTTGCCCAGCGGCTGAATGTTGCGCTTCAAGCGACGGTCAGAAAAGAACTTGGAGCCGATGCTGCCAGCGGGTGCGCCGAGAACCGCTCCACCCAGCCCAAACAACCCGCTCATGAAGTTCCCGCTAGCGGCGTTCTCTGCGTTGCTAGCTCCAAGCGCGGCGTTGTATTGCATGTTTGCCGCCCCGAGCATGTCCGGGCCTGCCGTGGTCGCCTGCTGAGGGACGGCGTTAAAGGTGGGATTGGTCACCTGTGCGCCCGTGCGCAGCGCGTTGAGTTCGTTCAGCGGCTGGCTGCGCAGAGCAGATGCAAGCTGGAACGTCTGCGGCATCGTGTTAATGGCAGCGGTGTTGGCCTGTTGATACGCATCGTTCTTGCCCTGCGTGAACACGCGCATGGCGTTGTCGTAGGCTTCCGAGCCGACAGGGATGCCCTGATTGCGCAATTGCGTCTTGTAGGCCGCTTCTGCCTGCTGCCACTGAGGATCAAGCCTCGAGGTGTAGCCCTTGTATGCCTGATCCTGAACGTCCTGAATGCTGGAGTAGTCAAACGGCTTGGCCTGCGTCTGCCCAACGCGATCCAGCGCCCCGCCCTGCAGGTTGGCTAGCCCGATGCTCGTCTGGTTCTGCGCGTCCAGAAGCGCCTTCTGCGACGGGTCAAGCGTTACATCCGCTTGCCACGCATCGGGGTTCGCTCCGGTGATGAAGTCCTCACGTTTCGGAGCGGGGCCGGTGTTGGCCGTGTACCCACCGGGCACCCAAATTTGCGTGCCGTCAGAGCCATTCGGCCCCGGCGTGCCGCCTTGCATCTCGTAGTGCCCCGGCGTCTGCGTACCCTGCTGGTACGACTTCATCGCCGCGTCGTAGGCAGACTGATTGAAGGTGCCCGGTTGGGTCTGCGAATATTTCAGCGAGCCATAGGGCGTGTTGTAGTTCACCCGGTTAGCCTGAGCGGCCATCCGCGCCGCCTCAAGATTGCCCTGCGCGGTCTCTTTCGCTGCGGCAGCGTAGTCCGGCTGCGGTGGCGTTGACGCCTTGCCCATGTGCTTACCCCTTCAAAAAGCGGCACTGCTGCCGCGTCATGCTGTACACGATCAAGTCCTCGACTTTTCCGGCGTCCTTGATGACGCACTCGCGGACAAACCCCAAATGCTCGTCAAACCGCTGCGCATCGTGGTTGGTGCTGTCCACCAGGCCAATGATCTTTCGCACGCCCAACTGTTCAAACGGATACCAGAAGCACGCCCGCAGGAATTCCCGCGTCATCCAATGCCTGGAGCCGTCCGACGCCACATGCATCTGCACGCTGCGCCCGTTGTACTCATTGAACAGCACCCCAGCCACCAAGACGCCATGCCGCGCCCAGCCCAGTGCGGTGCAACTGCCCGACAGGTAGTCATGCCCATTGCGATCCGCAACCCACGGCCCGACGATATCGGCGTCGGTGACTATCACGCCAGCACGCCGCCCATCTCGTACACGTAATCGGTGGACGCCCAGCGCAGTTCAGCGCCGTTGTTGGACACCTTCATCCGCATGGACGCGGAGTAGCCAATGCCAGCGGCGTACTGCCAGTTCTTGTTGACAACGAGCGAGCCGCCCCAAGTCATCGAACCCCACACCATGGAGCCCCACACCATTCCGCTAGACGGGCTGGAGAACGTCAAAACGCCCGTTGGGATGCTCGTCTGGTCATAGTCGTAGTTCACCCCAATCAGCACCGATGGAGAACCGCTGCTGTACATGATGGGCCGCACCATCGTCATCTTCTTGGCTTGGGTGCGCGAGCCAAAGCTGTTGAACGCCGGGAGACAGTCAGCCATGATCTGCGCGCCGTTGTCGAGGTCGCCGCTCCAAGCCAACCCAACCACACCCGTGCCGCCGAAATAGAGGCTATTGGCCTGCACTTCCCAGCAGCGAGCATTCCAGCCGGTGAACTTCGTCCACGCCCCGGTGATGGTGTTCATCGCAAACTGGTAATTGCCCGACGCACTCGGGACGTTCACCAAGAGCATGTTCTGAACCGGGTACGGGATCATCTGCCAGCCGAAGGTGCTTCTAGCAGCGGCCACCGCGACTTGCATCGCCGGGAGAATCTTGTCGGTCAAGTCCGATTTCATCGTCACCTGAGCGGTGAGGATGGAATTCGACATTGGCTGCACGCCTAGGTCGGTAATCACGTAGATGTCGCCCAGATACTTGATCTGGCAGCGGTTCCCGATGGGGTTACCTTCTCGGAACAGGCCCACCAGTGACCATGTGGTTGAACTGCTCGGGTCGGTGCCCTTGTACACCAGCACTTCGCCCTCGGACGAGAAGAACACCGCGTTGTCGTCAATACCGATACCGACGTCAATCGTCCATGTGCCCATCGCCTGCAAGGTGCCGCCGCTGGGGAACAGTGAACCGAACGGGAACTTTGTCGCCGCACCGGAAATGGCATCGGTCGCCAGATACCACCCATTCAGGCTGTTCTTCTGAACAAACCACACCCGCGCCTTGAAGGTGTTGATGTTCACCAGCGACTTTGGCGAGATGCCAGTGATGTTCTCCTGCACCACCACGCTCGATACCGTCGAAGTGCCCACCGTTGCGTTGGCATAGGTAAACGTGTTGGCACCCGTGCGGGTGATCGTCACCCCCGCCGCATCCAAGCCCGCAGGAGCCGAGCCGGTGATGGTGACGGTGTTGCCAGTCAGCAACCCATGAGGAGTGGCCGTGGTCACGGTAGCCGTGACACCGTTGCCCGTGATGGTGCTGGGCGTGAACGCAGCCCCATCGGTGACGGCTATCCACTTGGTGCCGTCGTACCTGAGCATCCAATCGTTACCGTTCACCGCCAGCAGGAACTGGCCCCCGGTGGTGGTCACGCTCAGATACTGCCATTGCCCGTTGGTCAGGCCGGTAATAAGCGCCGCCCCGACCGCACCGCTTGAGGATACGTCGTACACACTGCCCGTTGAGGTGAACGCGAACAGCTTGCGCGTCCCGCTGGAGCCGTTGTACGCCATGATGGTGTCCACCGTGCCAGGAAGCCCGGTAGCCCAATTGGTGTAGCCCTTGCGCACCTGAACATCAACAGGTGTAGGCCACCAGTTCTCCATGACGACAGCCTCTGTAGGCTTCATCTCGGCCAGCGAGTCGCGCACGTTCCATCCACCAACAGGCGCAGGCAGGCTCACCGTGCGCGGAACACGCTTCGGAGCTTGCCGGTACATCAGACGCCCCAGTTACCCGTCGGAACGAGAATCACCGGCTGGATGTCGTACTGTGCCCCATCAAGGTTAAGCACCGGCTTGGACGCATCCCGGCCCGCCAAATCCATGTACCGCTTCTCGTACTTCTCATAGTCCGCAGAGAAATCCAGCCCCTTGGCCTGTCTCCAGCGCCAGATAAGCCCCATGATGGACAACTGGTCATCGAGCAGGATGGTGTCGGCGTCATTGGTGAACGTGGCCGATGATCCCCCCGCACTGGTGCTGATCCAGTAGGTGGTGATGTACTCGAAATAGCACGACTGCCCCGCCGCAGGAGCGGGATAGAACAGCAGGTTGTCGCCCCGAACGCGATACGAGTTGAATGGGCCATTCAACTGCATCGCCTTGACTTGCTGCCAATCCTGCTCCGACTTCGGCCCGTAGACAGGACGGCGCAAGGTGCGGTTCCAGATCGTGTCGTTCACGATGTAGTCCCAGCCTGGTGCGATGGTGGACATCGCGCCCTGCGTCTCCGTTGCTACCGTTGTGAACGTCGCCTCCCGTTGGAGGTTCTGCCACTGGTAACGCGCCGCCTGCTCGGTGCCTTCTTCCTCCAGCAGCGCCAGCATTTGCAGCACGGCGGGGTCGGTGGCAGTCATCACCGCCACGGGGCTATTGAGCCCCAAGCGGCGGCACGCGGTCTGTACCAGTGACAGCAGGTTCATTTAGGCTTCCTCGGCTTCCTCACGACGCGGGCGTCCACGGCGCGGCGGTTCGTCCATGCGGTCGGACAGCGCCTGCACCTTTCGCATCAGCGTCTCGATCTGTTCCTGTTGACGGCGAATCGTCTCGTTCGCGTCGGCCAGTTCCTTCACCACGGGCGACAAATCCTTCTTCGCCTGCAACTCGGCACGCGCCATGTCGCGGATCACCCGCCCGTCCATGCCGATGTCGCCCAGCGCCGAATCCGGCACGCTTGCCAAGTCCTCCACCGTGGGGAACTTGCGCGCCAACTGCTCGCGGCGCGACTTCAAGATGCGCTCCCACAGCAGCGTCGGGGTGCCTGCGCGGGGAAGTTCCTTGCCTTCACGAAACGCCATCAGCGCCGCTTTGAACTCGGCCACCCACTGGTGCGGGTAACGCCCCTGCTTGGCTTCGATGCCCTTGCGCTCAATGAACTCATCCGCAAAAAACTCCATCGGGTCGCCCCGGTGGCCGTGCGGCGTGATGAGGATGAACGTCACCATCCGGGGAACCTCGTAGCCCGCTTTGCGGCTGGCCTCGGGGTCTGCACCGCATTCGCGGTCTTGAAAAGTGAAGTACGGAATGCGCTCGGTCGAATCCATCAGCATGAGAGTTCCTTCTGTAGAGAGAGGCTTTGTTGTTGACTCGGGTGAGCCAACAAAAAAGCCCCCCGGCTTGTGGCCGGGAGGCTCTCTGTAAGGGCTGTGTCGTTAGACGACCTGGCCCTGTGCGAACGGACGGTTGATGACGCCCGAGCCGAAACCGGTGTAGGTGCCGGTGATGGTCACCAAGCCGGTTGCGGTGGAGTTGCGGCCCGACGCGGTGCCGATGGCAGAACCAACGTACACGCGCTTGCCGTCCGGGTCAAGAGCAGCCACCACCGTGGTCGAGCCGTTGATGCCCGTGCCGGTGACCGTGATGCCCAGGAAAAAGCCGTCGTAGCCGTTCGGGAAGTACAGGACATTGCTGCCGTTGTACGTCTGCGCAGTACCCGTCACGGTGCCGGTAGCGGCCACGCGGTTACGCACGCCAAGCAATTGCTTGCCGTTGGCGAGAGTGCCCGCGATACCCGCAGCGGCCACCGCGATAGCGGTATCCGCAGAGACCGTGGCGTTGGTCTTGTACACCGCACGGCCCGCAATCTGAATCCAGCCGTAGGTGCCGGAAGCCATCGGGGCCATCGCAACGCCGAACGGGAAACCCTGACCGGCCGTGCTGGGCAGGAGAGCGCCGTTAAACGACTCATCCCACATCACCAGCGAACCCTTCAGGATCGCGTCGTTGGACTTGATGTACATGAAGACGCCGTGGCCCCAATAGGGATCGACGCCAGCGACTTCGATGCCGAGCTGGTTGCGCTGGGTCGTGTCGGGCACGAACCAGTCGTTGAAGGGCGTAACGCCCGCAACCGGATTGACTTGCGAGAACATGTTGTTGTTCCTTTCCTTGGTTGTGGCTTACGCCTTCATCACGCCTTGCAGCGAGCGGTTGGACACCACGGCGTTGCCCTGCCACAGGATGCTCTTGACAATCGCATCCTGGTTGATCGACTGAACGTCGTCCATCATGGTGATGTTGGCGTCCTGGTGGACAACCATCTCCAGATAGTCGGTGTTCAGGAAGTACGCATGCGCGGCAGGGATGCCGCCCGACGAGTCAAAGAACACGTCGGCGGTCTTGTACTTCATCGAGATCATGCCGCCCGCACCGTTGTCATCCGGGGCGTACCGCTTGAGGCTCGTCTGCGATTGCTCGTAGAACGTGAAGTAGTCGTCCGACATGACGATCAGGTCAGGCGTGTCGGTGCCGCGAGTCAGGCGAATCCACAGCGGGAGCATCAGCGACTCGATGGTCGTCGCGCTCGGGGTGATCGCAGAGCCGCCCTGCAGCGGGGCCGCTGCGGACTGCACCACGTTCTGCCAGAACGCATACGTCGAGGAGTTGATGCCGCCCACAGTGCCGGTGCCCGCATCCGCGATCAGGGCCTGCAAGCCGTTGATCTGGTTGGTCGCGGTGCCGTCGCTGTAGAGGTCGGTCGAGAGCCCGTTCGCAAAGCTGTGCTGCGCGTTGCGCACCTTGGCCTTGACGAAGTTGATGATGCGCGACTCACCCGAGTTCGTGCGCATCTCCAGACCGCTGATGGCGAGGTTCACCGCCACCTGACGCCACGGGTATTCCGCAGCGGACAGCACGTCCACGGCGTTGATGTTCAACACATCAAAGCCCGAGTACCGCTGATAGGTGGAGTTCGCCGCGTATTCCAGCGGTGCGACGATGGACAGGCCACCGTCTTCAAGACGCACTCGGCCCGATTCCGTCAGACGACGATAAAGGGCGTTGTGTTTCGACACGTTGTCGCGCACGGTCTTGTCGTGCTTGCGCCAGGTGGTCGTAACGAGTTCCGAGAACACGTTAAACGCACCAGCGGAATAGCCGCCGCCAGGAGAAGCCATGATGATTCCTTTCGATTCTGGTTAGGCCGACTGCAATCTGCGCAGCGTGGCCCGGATGGTGTCTTCCATCGTGCCAACAGGCTCCGATGGCGGCAGCGATGGGCGGGGGCGTGTGTTCACGCTCGCGGCCTCTTTCGCTGCCTGCGCCTTGCGGGTCGCCTCGGCCACGGCCTCTGCCTGCTGTTTGGCAAGCAATTGGGCGCGGGTCGCGGGGTTCATCCACACGGCCATCTCATAAGCACTTGCCAAGTCCTGAGCCTGCCCCGCCTGTATAAGCGCGGCCATATGCTCCCGGACATGGGCGAAATGCTCATGTTTCGGGTCAGCAGCAAATTGGGCGACTTGGCTGTTGGCCGTCTGCTCCACTTGCTGTACCTGCCCGTTCTGGATCGTCTCGACGAAGTTGCGCAGTTGCCGCAACTCCGCTTGCATCGCCTGCAGGCCGGGGTCAATCTGCTGACCTTCCCCATTGGGCTGCAATGCAATGCCGTAATCTCTCGCCAGTTGGTGGAGCTTCGCCACCTTTTCCTCGGGCGAGCCATACCGCAGGGCATGGTCTGCCTTGAGCAGTTCGCCCACCGCTTGGGCTGGCGTAGCCCCAAGGCTCTGGATCGTCTGCATATGCGGCGCAATTACCGCACCCAGCGTGTCCGCAAACTGCGCTTTCTGCCGGTACTGCTCGATGCCGCGTCCCATTTCCTCGGCGCGGCGCATGAACGCATCCTGCAACGCCTTGGGAGCGGCCTGGAAGGCTTGCGCCTCCTCTTTGCGCAGCCCCAGCCGCTGCAACTCAGGCGGGACGACATATTCCTCGACCGGCTTGGCCTCAGCTTCAACCTGCGGCGCTTCAATCTGCGCCGGTTGGTCAGGCTTGCCGACTTCCGGGGTCTTGGCGGCGAACTTGCCCGCCTCGTCCCTCGGTTGTTTGGCGTCCGGTTCTTTGAGCGCTTCCGCTACCGTCTCATCTCCCCGCGCTTTGATGCTTTGCAGCGTCTCGCGGATCGTGTCGTCGATGGATTCCTCTGCGACTGTAGAGCCGCCAATTTCCTCGTCCATGTGTCACTCGTCTGAATCCCTCCCCCAACGTCGCCGGGGAGTGATTGCGGCGTCTCTCGACGGTCGCGGAATGGCCGGGCGAACGGCCAGAAACCTACGCTAGAGCCGCTTGGATGACGGCAGCAGCCTGCGCAGCGGTGTTGCTCTGAGGAACGCTCACCCAACGCGAGCGCCCCGCATAGGGAGCCACCACGCCCACCGCATAGACTTGCGTGTTGCTGGCGTCCGTCACGATGTAAGACTCCAGCGTGATGGTGCGCCCGGTGTTGGCAGCGTCAAGCTGCGCCTTCAGGGTTGCTTCAGTGAAAGCCATTGGTCATCCTCCAAGTAGGGCAGCTTTCTTGCTGTCCGGTAGGTGTTGCCAGGTCTCGCGCACCGCGTGATCCAGCGCCTTTTCGTTGCTCTGTTCAAGGTACGCAGTGCGCCGCTTGGCTTCCTGCTTCTCTTGGGCCATTCCTTCCCAGGGGCGGCACCCGTTGCGCCGCAAGTCATCCCTGCGCTGCGACGGCGTGTCAATCCACTTGCCCGAGATGGGCGACTGATACGCTGGCATGACGTACACCGCAGCACTTCTCTTGGGCGCGGCGTGCATCAGCAACTTGTCTTGCCAACCCTGCTCGGGGTCGTCGTAGTAACGCGCATTGGCCTCCATCCAGCGGGCTTTGTCTTCCTCGGTGAAACCTAGCGCGGCTTGCAGTTCTTCAGTCGTCATAGCAGCATCAGGATTTCTTCATCCTCGTCATCGTCATACGGACGCAGCACCACAGGCGCAACTACCTGCGGCACCACAATGGGCGCAGAAGCCGCCACAGGCTTGACGCGGCCCAGCGCCTTGTCCATCGCTTCCTGAATGGCGCTCTTTAGCTCCGCGTCTTTTTGCTTGCGAGGCTTGCGCCGTTCCCAAATCTCGTAGCGGGGAACATCGTCGCCGCCTACCTTTCCTACAACAACATCCGGCGCAGGCGCACCAACCCCGTAACCCAACGTCACCATCAGCGACGGAGAGCCACCCAGGCCCAGCGTCAGGATTGCGCCAGGCGTGCCGATTGCCATTTACGTCGCCCGCGTGATGCTCGTCGGGGTCGATGCGTCGTTCAAAGTGAACGTCGCCGCCGTGGTCGTCCCGTCCACCTTCTTCAGCGTCTTTGTGGTGCCAGCAATGCTGGATTCGCCCAAATGCGCCAGAACCTCATACGACGCCTGCGCCAAAGTGCGCGTTGCACCATCAGCCGCGTAGCTCTCCGTCATTGCAGTCGTCAGCACCGCACTTGCCACCGTCGCCGCGCTTGGAATGTCGCTTGACGCGGCGGGGCTTGCTGGCAGGTTGGTCGTCTTTGCCTGAATCGCCGCAATGTCAGCCGACACGCTTGCCCCGGCAGGAGCGCCCAACCGTGCGAACGCATCGCCCGTCTGCGCCGTGCTCGTTGCAGCAGTGCCCACGCTCGCCAGCACCGTGACACCCGCAGCACAGGTCACCGTCTGCGTCTTGATGGTGTTCACGTCCACCTGCTGCGTCGTCGCAATCGTCGTGCCCGACAGGTTCACGGAAGTCGTCGGGCTACCCACGTTGGCCCAATCCACACCGGCCTCACCGCCAGCGGATACATCCAGCGTGCGTCCTGCAACCGTGGGGGCCAGCGGCAGCGCCACAGTCGTCAGCCCGTTCCAGGCATAGACATTCGTGCGCGGCAAGATGCTGATGTTGTCCTTTGCCGCCATGGTGAAGATGGCAGGATCAGCAGCCAGCGTCACCGTTTTGGTTGATCCGGTATAGGCGCTGATGACGCCCATGGCGCATTGCACCCCGCTTGCAGCGTCATGGATGTACGCGGTGCAGCCGACATAAGCGTTGTTGTCCGCGCTGCCCGATGTCAGCGTGAAGCTCGTCTGACTGGCTAGCGTGGCAATGGTGGTGTCCAGGATTGCCTCGGGCAGACCGATGACGAACGACCCCACGGGGAAACGCATCGTCTGCCCGTCGATGGTCACGTCCGAAACCACCACCGTGTAGCGGGAACCCGCAGCGTAGAAGTCTGCCGTGGTGTTGTCCGAAAGGTCGATGCTGATGTAGTTGACGCCCGTCAGCGTGTCAAAATCCACCGTGAACGTGACGCCCGACGCGCTGGCGCGCTGGGTGGTTCCGCCGTCTTTGTAGATTTGAATGTCGCTGGTTGCGTTGCCCGTGACTGCGGAGGGTGCGCCCGTGGAACCTGCAAAGGAGCCGAACGCAAACTCAACCGTAGAACCGGGCTTGACTTTGCCGAGATGAATCATAGTGCCAGCCTTCCGCCGACCAGCGGACCTTGTTTGATGAGGTGTCCGGTGCCGTTACCCGCAGACAGCAGCGGGCCGGTGATGCCGCCACCCGCCGCCACCGCGTTGATGGGAATGCCAATGGCCGTATACGCAGTGCTGGCACCCTGCGTCCAGTTCAGCGCACCTGTGTCCAGCCGATACCCGCCGCCGTAGGCCGTGCCGTTTCGCGTGGCCGTGCTTGCCAGAGTCGTGCCAGTTCCCGCCACCAGCGTCGGGCTGGCCCCCTGGTAGCCCGTATTCGCCATCCCCCATACACCACCGTTTGACGGGCAAGTGATGGAGCCGGTTGTGATTGATGCCGATGTCGCAGCGTTAGACACCATCGTGCCCACGGGCGTGGTCTGATCGGCCCCCGTCCAATCCGATGTCACAACCCGCGCCGTACCGTAGCCAGACAAACTGAACGACAGTGTGTTCGCGCCCGAGGCGTTGCCCGCCTTGCTCCAGATGATGTAGCCACCCGTAGAGCCGCTATTTGTCAGAGATGCCCCGGCGTAGGTGCCGCTGTTGACGGTCACGCCTTCGCCGTTTGTTGCTGATAGCAACAACCGATCAGACCCCGCCGACGAGGTGTAGGAGAAACTGATCGTCGTCCCAGCGGTTGGACGGCGAGCATCGGAGGTGTTGAAAGCAACAGCCATCAGGGCACCAAATCCGGCTTCACTGCAACCATCGGCACATCAACCTGCGCGGCAATGGCTGCGTCAATGTGCAGCACATCGCCCGCATCCTTGATGAACTCCGTGGGCTGCAACTGCATCAGCTTCACGTCAATGCGGGCGTTCTTCTCTGTTACCCCGTAGTTCACCACCAGCGTCCCATCCGGGTTAATCACCGCCTCCCCAGGATTGCACGGACGACAGGCCACCGTGACACGCCCCGAGAACCACTCGTCCTCCGTCACACCTGACGGGATCACGTTGTTCCCCTGCACCACAGCATCCGCCTCTTTCGCAGTGATGGCGAACTCGCGCTCGATGCTGCCGTCTTTTGCAAACACCTGAACCAGCCCCCATGCGGTGCTCATGTCGGTGAGCTTGACGCCAGTGGGCACCTTCATCGGTACGCCTCCACCCAGCCCATGCTGTCCTGCACCACTTTCTCGTTCACCCGCACCCACAGCGTTCCGTCCTCGTCGCGCTTGGTGTAAGGTTTCTGCTCCTGCTGTCCAGGCGCATCGGTGATCGCTTGCGGCATCTGGTGCGCGTAGATGCACCCATACCGGCTACCGTCTTCCAGCGAGCGGATGAGGTGGTAGCGGCCTTTCATCACCAAGAACCACGGCTCGGGGTCGCCCGCCCGCAGGGTGACCGAGCAATCCACCTCGGCCTCCAGCGGCAGCGTGTCCTCGCGAGCCTCGGTGACTCGCAGCAGGCTCACCTCGATGGCCCCGGCGAGACACAGCGTCGTATGGTCAAAGTGGTGCATGTGCCCTAGCACGACCTCGCCGGCCTTCATGCCGTCAGATGGAGTGCGGATGAAGATGTTGCCGCTGATGTGTTCCATCTCACTCCTGAATCGGAACAGTCACGCCGTTGATCTCCACGCCAATTAGCTTTCCGGCTTTGTCGCGCACCTTTTTGCGCGGTGCCGTTGCGTGGGCGTGCAGAGCGTCCACCCGTTGGGCCAGCCCTTCCACCGCTTTCATAAGCGTCGTGTCGGGCTTGGCAGGTTGCTTGGCCTCCTGCGCCGCCTTGATCGTTGTCTCGCTGCTCATTGCAGCCGTGCGCTCAGTCGTTTGAGCGTTGCGCTCCGCAGTCTCCAGTGTGGTCTGCCGTTGCATCGCCGCAATCTGCAGTTTGGTGGCGTTGTCAGCGTCTGCCTTCTCCCGCTCATGCTGGAGCCGCATCGCCTCCATCTCGCGCTCATGCTGCTGCCGCTGCGCTTCCTGATTTGCCGCCAGTTCAGCGTTGAACCTCGCCAGAGCCGCATCGCCCTCGCGCTCCGCTGCCTTTTGCTGGGCCTCCACTTCTTGCCGGTGCTGGTCAACCTGCGCTTGTAGCGCGGCCTTGTCGCGCTCAACTTGCACATTGGACTGAGCCTTCATCTGCTCAATCTGCGCCTCATGCTGCATGCGCATCTGCTCCATTTGAGCCTCATGCTGCTGCTGCGCCTGCTGTTGAGCCATCGCCGCCTGCATCTTTGTCTGCTCAGGATCGGCACCCGGCTGCGGAGGCTTGATCTTGTCCAGCGCGTCCTCGACCACCGTGCCCATCTTGGCGCGGCGAGCCACCACGCTCATCAGCGCCTTGACGGCCTCAATCGGGATAGCCCCAGCCTGCACCGCAGGGCCAAATCCCATGATCATGTCGGCCATGCCCTTCAGAATCTGCTGCAAGCCCTCCAGATCGGCGTCCTGCGTGGCCGCAATGGTGGAATCAGTCTCGATGTCCACCCGATAGGTGCGCGTTGCATCGTCGCGCATCGCAGCCATCGCGGATTCCCATGTGACCGGAGGCAACTGCGGTGCCGGGGGCGCAGGTTGTCCAGCCTGCATCGCACGAATCACCGCCTGCTGGTACTGCGCCATCTGCGCGTCCACCTCGGCCTGGTGCGGCAACTCCACCAGCGTCATGCGCTCTAGCGTTTGCTGCTGGAACTTCTCGGCGATGATCTCGGCCTTGAGCCGGATGATGTCGCGGATGTATCGCTGCACCTCACGCTGCATCCGCTGGAGCCGCTGCGTGCCCCACTGCGTTTTGATCTTCTGAGCGCCGAACGTCTCCGCAGGGTCAGTAGCCGCCCGCATGATGTCCGAGATGCCCGTGATCTCGTAAATCACCTGCTTGCACTGGTCGCGCTGGACGTACAACTCCTTGAGAACAGCCGCAGCCGTCTCAATGGGCATCATCCAAATGGCTTTTTCCAGCCCACCGCGCTCGAGGAGTGCCGTGACGTTCTGCGCCGGAACCATCTGGTAGTCCTGCGCCTTGGACAACTCAGCCAGTTCCGTTACCGTGGCGTCGTACACGCCCCGCACCTTCAGGCCATCAATCAGCTTGTTGATGCGGGCAGAAACGCGGTTCAGTTCTTTGGCCTGCTGCTCGTACTGCGTAAACAGCGGCAATGGGATGAGCGACTGATCGTTCTCAATCGCGTACAAAGGCCGGGGGATGGGCCAGAAGCCCGACAGGTTCAGCGGGTCTGCCTGCTTCTTGATAACGCTTGCATAGCCCTGGTTGATCCACAGAACGGACTTGCTTTCCAAGTCCCAGATTTCCCAGATGTCCGCAGTCTTGAACAAGTCCTGCGCCTTGTTCTGGCGCACATCCTCGTCCTCGACATCATCCAGCGCAATCTTGTTGCCCAGCGATTCCCCGAACTTCTCGACCAAATCCTCGCGGCTCATCCGGTGCCGGAAGCCAATTGCCGTCACCTCGTCCCAGGTCTTGGCCGCGCAGAGGATACGAAAGTCATCCCATTGAACGTGGCAGCACTCCACCGACTCCCAATCCACCTGAGCGGCCTCGTCGTCGCCCGACACGCGGGGCTTGTACTGCACCCGCGACACTGCCCGGCCAGGCAGCAGCATGGACAGCACATCGGCTTTGATGGTGGCGTCGAAGTCGTAGGTGTCCTGCGCGAACTCCAGCGCCCGCTTCAGAATCTCGCTGACAGCCTTGCCGACCGGATCATCGGTGCTATAGCGTCGGCGCACATCAGGCTGCGGGAGCGAGTTGTACACCGATTGCCGCAGCGTCTCGGTGTTCGTCCACAGCACATTGAACGAGTTGGCCTGCGGAGAATCCGGCGCGTAGATGCGATAGATGTCCTTTGCCTTCTTGCGCCACGCAGACTCGCGCTTGTCCGCTAGCTTGATCTCCAGCTTCCACCGACGCGCCTCTGCCGCCGAGTCAGTCCCCAAGTCTTCGGGGCGCTCTAGCGTTTGTGCTACCGGGTCAGACATGAGCAGTCCTATACAAACAGCGGTGCAATCGCGCCTGCCGTGGCAATGCCTACGACGTTGTAACCACTGACGCTAGGATGAACGGTTTGCGATGCTTGGTAATAGCCAAGTGGCTGCGTCGTTTCATACGAAAGCCACTGCCCAAAGTGATCCACCACGGGCACGCCATTGCTTGCCGCCAGCGTCAGCACCGCCGTCCGGAACTCTTGCTGAGTCGCCAGAGCCACGTTGCTGATGGCCGATGGAATCGGCGTCATTAGCACGCAGTCGCACGATATGGCCGCAAACTGCGTCAAGATGGATTGAATGTTGGCGCTGTACGTGGACGAACTTACCGAGTTGAGCCAGTCATTGATGCCCAGCATGACAATTGCCAAGTCTGGCGCGATGGTGTCCATCAGGTAAGAGTTGCTGTAGACCTGAGTGCGATCAGACAGTGCGGCAGATCGAGCGCCGCCCAAGCCAAAATTCAGCACCGACACTTCCTTGGTCGCAGCTGTGTACCCAATGATCCCCAGCACATTTACCGCCGTTGAAATTGGCGGCGTGATGATGAGCGGTTGTCCAGCAGTCACGGTGATCGTCGCCTTGCGGATTGCCACCGCCGCCGCCATGTTGATGGTGGAAGGGCTGGCCCCCGTGCTGGCAATGGTCACCGTGCCATAGGCCGGATTGCTGACGTAGTACACCTCATAGGTGTCGCAGGACTGCGCTGGGGTAAAGGTCAGGTTGGCAGGCGTTGCGTTGTTGAACGTGAACTGTCGCACGTAGTTGGTGCCAAGGCTTGTCAACGTCCAGTTCGCGCCAATCGTCCACCGGCTGTCATAGGTGCCAAAGTTGGTGGTGTTGAACGTGTTTGTCGGCTCAGAAAACCAACTATTCAGCTTGGCCGTTGCGCCCTTGGCAACAAGGTTTGCGGCCAAGATAGACGGGTATGAGGTAGTGCGCCCGGTGTATGTGCCATCGCCAGGAAGTCCTGCAGTGGTGGAATCGCCCACACACAGCACTTTCATGTTGGACACGCCTGCGCGTTGTTTGGCCGCTGCAATGGTTGCCCGGCGAAGTTTGCGCATTGCCAACGCGCCGTCGCTCATCGGCGTGATCAGGCCATCCGGGCCAACAAAAGCCACCGCATTGGCTGACGAGTCCAGCAAGTACGGCGACATGTTGATGGTGTCCCCACCGCCGCTTGATGTCACCGCCACCGTGAACGTGCCAACCGTCGAAACGTCGGCCCACACCTCTAGCTCAAAATCAAACCGTGCGTTCTCGGTGTACGAGACGGCCACACCGCTGCCCGACGTACCAACCACCGAACCAGCGCCACCACGAATCGGCCTGCGCACAACGTCAAACTTGCGCATCACCCCCGTGCCATTGGTGGCAGTGATCGTGTAGGTTGCGCCGTTCCCATTGCCGTAGAAGCCGTACAGCTTCTGCGTGCCTTTGACGGTAGCGGTGTACGTAGCCATCTCAGGCCAGCGCGACCAGGTTCGTCGCCGTGGTGTTGGTACTCATGATCTGCCCGCCGTCAATGGCGATGGGCAGCACCGTCCCAACCGGCACAGCGGCCAGCGTCACCGCCGTGGCCCCCGCTACCGTCTTGACCGCAACCGCACCAGTGCCGCCGACGTAGATGGCGCGGCAGTTGATGACCGTGGTGTCGCTAGGCGTCACCGCAACGGCGCTGCCGTAGCTTGCAAAGTTCACTTGCATTTACTCACCCTCCAAGCGCCGCCGTGTCTGGCGCGCAATGATTTCTGCAATCGTCAAGTCCTGCGGCCAGCGCGTGACCGGCTGCGGCTTGGGTTTCATCTCCTCCCGCCACACCAGACAGGCATAGCGGAAAGCGTCGGCGTAGTGACTCGTCCAATCGTGGCGCGGCTTGTCACGAAACGCCTTCTTGTCCTCGTCGTACTCGCGCTGGTACTGCTTGAGTGCGTCCACGCCCTCGGCGCACCGCGCATCAATGAAGCAGTCGGCCAGCGTCAGGCGAGCCGCTTGAATGCCGTCCACCAGGCCAAGCTCAGGCACGATGCGCGTTTTCCAGCCCAGCCCGGTTAGCTGCTGCTCGATGCTGCGGCCCGTCTGCAGGCTCTTTGCTCTAGCGTCGTGCGGTAGCCATAGCCACTCCCCGTAGGTGTAGGGCTTGGCCTTCAGCACATCGTGATAGTGCGCAATCGGCATCCCATGGGTGGAGTAGCAGTCAATCAGGCGCAACTCTTTGCCGACCTGGAACCACCAGATGGCCGTGTCGTCCGAGAAGCCCAAGTCCAGCACCGCGTGAACCTTGAGCGCCGGATCGTGCAGGTTGGCCTTGATGCGCCCGTCCTGCTCGGCTTGCCACAGTTCTTTGCCGTAGATAGCGCCTGGCAGTGCGGCATCAAAGTCGCACTCCATCTCCTGCCGCCACGCATCCTCGGTGAGTTCGATGCGCAGCGCGTCCAGTTCGTCCGCAGGCAGCAGCCCCGATTCGCTAGCCTTGATCTGCAGGGCCAGCCAATCCTCGTTTACTTTAGCGTGTTCAAACGCTTCCCAGAACTGGTTTCTGCCCTTCGGCGTGCCGATGATGACGCCCCAGCCCTGCCTGTCGGCCAAAGCAGGCCGCACCACGTAGCTCCAGACGGTAGGCTTCCAATCCCCGTACTCGTCAGCCACGATGCCGCTGAACGCCAGCCCGCGCATGCGGTCTGCGTTGTCCGCGCCGAATAGCTGAATGCGGTTGCCGTTTGGCAAGTCCACCCGCAGTTCAGCCTCGTTCACCTTCAGCCCTGGGATAGGCTGCGAGAAGTGCTTGATGTAGTCCCAGGCGACCGTCTTGGCCTGCGCGTAGAACGGCGCACAGTAGGCGTACAACTGCCCGCGCCGGGTGTCCCGAGCAGCCGCCCGAATCAACTCGTTCACGCAGGCGACCGTTTTCCCAGCGCGACGATGCGCAACCACCACCGCCCATCGCTCCCGCCTGTTGTGCAATGCCCGAAAAGCCGCCCTCGGCTTGTACGGGATGACGATCTCAGTCACTAGCCCAGCGCAGCGTCATGTCGGTTTTGATTTCGCCCGAGACCGGCTGCTCTGCCTTGCCCCAGCCTCTGTCGAGCAGCGCGTTAGCCGCCGCCACCTTCGCAGGCCCGGAACCTGAGCGCAGCGCCTCCAGTAGGCCGTTTATGGCCTCTTGGGTGTACTGCCGCGCCAATTCCCGTACGTGTTTGACATCCTCGGGCAGCTTGGGCCTGCCGCCAGGGTTCATGCGGTTCCCCGGCTGAAATGGGCGACCGCGCGGTTTCTTGGGTTTCTGCGCGGCGTCAGGGGCTGTAAAGCTCATAACACCTCACGAATAGAAAGCGCCCACTAACTTAGCGGGCGAAGTGGCAACCACCACAGGAGATAGGGGGCCGGGTCGCTTCCTGCGTCGATTGACGGCTTTGGAGTGTTGAAGCGCCCGGCCGAAAAGCAAAAAGCCCGCGCATGGCGGGCCTTGGGAATTTTGGGACAAGCTGTCCCGCGAAATATTCTGGCAGGTTTTTGCGGGTTGTCAACCCCCCTTAAATCACCCCCGCCGCCTCCAGCCTCAGCAGCAGCGCCCCCCTGGCCTGCGCGACCAGCACCGCCCGCTTATGCGCGTCCGCTGGGAGCCGTGGCGATGTCCACACCGCTTTTCCCGAGTGCAGGTTCCGCGCCTCGATCTGCAGCGCCGTGCGGTACAGCGGCTGCAGTTCCCCGATGTGGAAGTCCAGCGCCTCCATTCGGGTGTTCCTGATGGCGTCGTCCGCTATGGTGCTGGTGCTGTCCCAATGCCTCGGGCTTGTCGCGTCGTGCCACATTGCGCTCGGGCCGATGTCGCGGGCGTACTGGAAGCTGCGGCACCAGTGGTGCCATTCGGCTAGCAAGTCGTCCAGGATGTGGCGGGCGTCGTCCATCATGCTGACCTCGCTGCGTAGTCCCACACACTGGATGGCCCGCTGGCGAACTTGCGCGACCGTTTCGGCGGCTTCACCCCGCGCACTTCGTCAAGCAACTCGCGCCCCTGCTCGGTAATGGCGAACACCACTGGTTTGTCACCCACTCGCTTGGCGTAACCCAACTCCACCGCCCGCTGCAGGTACTTCGCCGCGTCGTGGCCGTCCAGCGATTCACCCGAGGCTACAGCCACCATGCGAGCAGTCGCTTGTCCGTCGTCTCGCAGGATGCGCAGCACCTGCTTGATGCGATTGCCGATTACTGCCATGCTCACTCCTGACGCCCATGCCGCAATCTGTACTCAACATGCATGGCAAAGTCCGGGGGGAATGGGCCAATTAGCCTGCGCTCCACATATTGCAGCCATGCGCCGTGGTTGTCATCAACCCGCACCGGATACCATGCAAACCAACGATGCCACTTTCGCAATCTTTCTAACTGTCGCCGTGGCGATTCGCTGCTGAAAATCATCGATCACCTCCCATCGTCCACATCTGCCACCAGCACCCGCAGCGCCCTCAGAGCCGCTTCAGGGCCGTCAACCAGCGCCAAGGGCATGTCTGCCCACTCCGCAAAGAATCGCTCCTGTAGCGCCGTTTTGCGCTGTGCGCTCGGCACCTTGGAGCCGTCCTTCACTTCCATCAGCATCAGGCGTCCGCAGTGCCCTACAAGCAAGTCCACCGGCAGGCCTAGCACCCACACCCGCGCACCCGCAGCGCGTAGTGCGCTCACCACCTGAGCCTGGTTGGCGTCAACCCGAGCGGCTCGCCTCATGCCAATAACCCCGCACTGCACTTGCCTATTGACATGCTACGCATTGCGTATATGATTGCGCCATCAACCACCCGGAGCGCACCATGCCTACCTTCACCATCTCCCATTCCCTGCGAGCCCTCCAAGCGGCCACCATCAGCGCCCGCGAGCGCAGCGGAGATAAGCACATCGGCACCACCGCCGAACGCGGAATGTTCACTGTTGTGCGCGTCATCCCGAATGGCCGCAAGGCCGCGACCGTAACGCCTCTCAGCCAGCCCATGCCGATCCACGATGCGATCCAGTTCCTGCACGCCCTCTGAGATTGCGCAGGCCCGCATAGCGGCGGGCTTGACGCAGCGGGAAGCCGCTGAACTGGTGCATCTCGGTTCGCCTGTCCGTTGGACTGAGTACGAGAACGGCACGCGCAACATTGATGCTGCACGCTGGGAGCTTTTCAGGCTCAAGGTTTGGTTACGCTCACGCAAGATCAAACTCCCGTGGTAAGCAGTCGCCATGCTGCTGCTCGACATTGCGGGACTTGGCCGTTCCCGATGGCCTTAAGGCGGTGTGTCCGATGGGCCACCCCATGAGCAATGCGTGGGGTTCCATCCTCCCAGCTATTGGTCGGCCAAGACGTTTCGCCGTCGCGTGCCAATAGTCGTGGCAATGACTGCAAAGTGTTTGCAGGTTGGCCGGATCGTTGTTGGTTTGGTCCTGGTCGCAATGGTGAACCACCAACCGTTTCTTGTACCCGCAAACCTCGCAGGCTTCCTTCCGATGCTTTCTGGCCCTCCACAAATACGCGCCGGGCGTCACTTTCTCTCTGCTGTTCGCGCATGTCAGAGAACAAAACTCCCGCTTCTGATAAATCGTCGCATCCTCCAGACGACCGGAGTACCTTTTTCTGCTGAACTGCTTGCCGCAGTTCTTGCAACTTTTCGTTTGCAACTCCAATGCGTGCGACATCTATTTCGCCTCCAACCTGGTGTGCCCTTTTGGCCATCCCATCAAAAGCTCGACCCAATCCGGGTTCAGCAGCCCACCAACTTCCCACGGCAATGTCTTGCCACGGCTTTGCGCATCGCGCTCCGCTTTCACTTCTGCCGTGCATGAATCGCTCCGGTAATCCCTGGCGGTTGGCGTCGGCCACATCCGCACCGCAGTCGCAAGCCCGTCCCCGCTGGTCGCACTCGCACCCTTGCGGTTGTGGTTCCCGCACACTGTCGGCGTGGGCCAGAATCCAGAGTCTGTCCCTCTGGTGCGGCGCCCCAACATCGGCTGCTCCCAGCACCGTCCACCGGCAGTCATACCCGAGCGCGGCCAGGTCACCGAGAACTCGTCCGAGTCCCCGAGTAACGAGTGCTGGGCTGTTCTCCACAAACGCGAATCGGGGTCGAACCTCGCCAATGATGCGGGCCATTTCTCCCCATAGCCCGCTGCGCTCGCCGTCCAATCCGGCACCCTTTCCTGCGACGCTGATGTCCTGGCACGGGAAGCCTCCCGAAACCACATCAACAACGCCTCGCCACGGTCGCCCGTCAAAGGTGCGCACGTCATCCCAAACCGGGAAATGCGGGAATGTTCCGTCGGCTTGTCGGGCCAGTAGAACTGATCTGGCGTAGGCGTCGTACTCGACTGCGCAGACGCATCGGTGTCCGAGCAACTGGCCTCCGAGAATGCCGCCACCAGCCCCGGCAAAAAGCTCCAGCTCATTCATGCCACCCACGGCATCTGCCGCACGTACCACCGCCACGCCCACTCGGCATAGGCCCTGTCGCGCTCGGCCATCCAGGCGCAGTGGGCCACGATTCGCTCGCGTGTCATGCGGCCTCCGCAAACAAATCAAGCGTCCGCGCCACCGGCATGCAATGCGGGCTGCACCACAGCGTCTCGCTTGCGCTGTTCTCCACCGCTTCATCCGTCAGCGCATAGCCCTTTCTGGCCGTCCAGGTGCGCGTGTGCCACCCTACCCCTAGCAATTCGTCATGCTCGCCCCTGTGGCCGCATAGAACGATGCGCAAGGCCTTGTCGTTGCCATGCTCCTTGCACCATGCCCGCACCTCCCCGGATAGCTCGCCCCCGACACCTCCGGCGCTGTAGTCCATCGCGCCCTTGGTGTACGGCGGGTCAAGAAACAACGCGGTCAGCCCGTGCCGCGTGGTAACCGAATCCTTGACAACCCGGCTCCAATCCCCGCATGTCACCCGGACATCTCGCAGCCGCTGGCGCAATAGCGCCATCCATTCGTGGATATAGGCCGAACGAGCGCCCTGCCCAGCATCGCCAAGGTGCGGGAGTTGGCGATTGATGCCCTGCCCAGCGGAAAGGTGCGGGAGTTGGCGATTGATGCCCCGCCCAGCGGAAAGGTGCGGGAGTTGGCGGGAATCCACCAGCGTCTCGCCGTCATGTATCCACGGCCCCGTCCCGCTACACCATCCCGTGCCAATCCAGTTGCACGCCCCCCAGCACCACCAGCCCGCAATCTTGGCGTCGTAATACTCCGGGTCGCCGTGCAGCTTGTCCGTTAGTCCTGCAGCGTGCCGCACCAGCCAAGAGTGCCGAGCAAACAGGTCTACCTCATTGCACGGCCAATCGGCGGCATCGGCCACCGCCTCCGGGTCAGCCGCAACGGCCCTCCAGAAGTTAGCCACAAAGCCATCAGCGTCGTTGATGGTTTCAACCCGCTTGCCATCCGGCGCACCGAGCAACATAGCGGCAGAGCCAGCAAACGGCTCGACGTAGTTGTCCACCGCGCCGAACGCCTGCCACACCTCGTCGCATGCGCCCGATTTACCCCCAAACCACGGGAATGGAGCGGCCAAGGTTCCAGCTATGCTTTTCACGCGGCCCACTCCCTCTGCGCCCGCCCGCTCGCACTCGGCACCGTGCGCCCCGTCAGCCGCACCAGCCCGCGCCGCTCAAGCTCGCCCATGCGCTTGCCTACCTGATGGCCGGACAGGTTGATGCAGCGCCCGATAGCGTCCACGCCCATCGGGCCGAACTCCTCCAGCGCGGACACAATGAGCGAGTAGTGATCGTCCAGAAACACTACGGCCATCTGCGCGGCCATGTGCGAGGTGGCGGGGTCTGTGTGGCGGGCTAGCATTCGATGTCCCCCGTCAGGATGAGCGCTGCCGTAATCTCGGCCACCGTGGGCGTTCTGTCGCCAGCACGGACGCGCTCTAGGATGCAGATTGCTTCGATGTAGCTCATGCCGTAATCCCCTTCCTCAGTTGCGCCAGGCGCTCCCGCACCGCATCGGGCATCGGGGCCGCTATCAGCGCGTCCGCTTCAATCTTCTGCAGCGCCGGGTCTTTCGCATCCATCGCCCGCCGCTCCACCTCAAACACGCCCCGGTATCCGTACACCGCGCTCTTTTCAAGCGAGGCATTCGCGTCCCAGCCGTTCGCATGCATCGCCATCAGCTTGCGAATCACCAGCTTTTGCGCCAGCGGGGTAAACGGAACCTTCATCGCCTTTCTGCTTTCCACATACGCGGCCCAAACTTCTGGATCTATGTACGCAGGTAGTGAAGTCATGTATTGCTACTCTCTTTCTTCCTAGGTTTGCCTTTGGTGGGCGTGACTCAGCCAATCCCACCGCAGTGGGTTGGCCTTCACGCTTTGCCTTCGGAGCCGCAGCGACCCGCCAGCCGTTCGATGCAAGGGCGCTAGCTTCGCCACCCTCTCCCCTGTCTCAGCACCTATCCAACAGTCGGGGACTTCACCTTGCGCCGCTGCCGTTAAACCATTTCCAACCAGCGCAAGGGTCGATGCGCTCTATGTCACACCATCAAACTCCCTGAGCCATTCGTCGCGCATGTCCGCTTTCGGAAACGGAATCACGTTGCCGATGTACTTGTCACGAAATGCCTTCACACCATCCACAAGCGTGGAGCCGGGCAACCTGGGGTCGAGCCATTGGCCCTGCCACCTGTACTTCGTCACCGTGGTTTGCGCAAAGTTGATATCGCCCTTGTCGTTGTGCGATGTCAGAAAGGCCACGGCATATCGAGCGGGCGGCTGATGGCACGCATCACACAGTCGCTCAATGGCAAGGCGTTGCCCATACGGCACCGGAGCGCCCGCGTACTTGGCCTCCACAAAAACAAACAACTTGTTGTTGAAGTCAATGAACGCGTCCAAATCGGTCGGGGTAATCTTCCCGAACGTCAAGCCACTCATGTCGGCTATCTGTTGCCGATACATGCGGTTCTGAATAACGCCGCGCTCACTCATGGACGAACACCGTCCCCTCGTCAGCAAACGCCGCTGCAAACGTCCGAACCTTGTCGCCCATGTACAGGATGGCCTGCCCCTGCAACGGTGCGCCAGACGGGTTGCCCTGCGGGTCAAGGAACTTGATGCGGCTGCGCGGAAAGCACACCGCTGCGGCAACCTGAGCCATACGCTGGAACCACGCCGTCTCGGTAGCGTTGTTCACCAGCACGCATGCCTGCTTGACTTCGCCCGCCTCGTACTTCGCAGCCAGAGCCTCGGCAAAGTCGCCAATCAGCGGCTGCGCATAGGGAGGATTCATCCACACCCGAGCGCCCCACGGCTTGTCTCTGCCGTCGTCCTGCGCCGTATAAATGTGCTTGGCCTTGACCGTCTTGTTGGCTACCTCGGACGATGCCGGATCGGTGTCGATGCCACCCATCACCTTGCGAGCCAGTTCGATGTACTGCGGTGGCGTGTACCGCTCGGTGTTACCGCTGTTCTGCGCCACATGGACATGCGCCTTGGCAACCTCGCGCATCTGCTCCACCGTGGCAGCGGCCACCTCGGCCTGGACGGCCTCAG